TTGGGCAGGATGAGCTGGAAGGCACCGTGTCACACGAGATAAGCCCTGAGACCATCCGGGCCACCGTCTGCGACGATGGCTCAGTGACCCAGATCCTGGGTGCCCTGGTGGTCAATCCACCGGCGGGTAACGATGGAGATGGAGTCGAGAGGCTCACCCCCGACGAGGCAGCCGAGGTCGAAGCGAGTGGTACCGAGGTCCCGGAATCTCGGATTGCGTTTAACTTCTTGACCTTCGCAGGGCTGGGAGGGGCATGACACTCGAGAGGCGCAGCAAGGAGGGCGATGTCCTGCATATCCTGCAGAATAACGACCACGAGGGCGACCTGGGGGAGTATCAATACGAGGTCTACCACGACGAGCAGGGCCTGGCCCTGGACCGAGCTGTTACCATCGTCAATGAATGGGACGAGGGGGGCGGTGCAGGTCTTGGAGGTGAAGGTGATCAGGCTCTGGACCATCGAGGCCCCGCCGGACTTCGGGAGTTTATTGAGGATAGAGGAGGAATGAATGATGGCCAGGAGCAAGATTGCCAAAGTGGATCGGCCCTCGACAGCACCGATGGACGAGCTGGTGGTGGTCGCAGCCAGCGGGAAGGGCAAGGTATATCACCGGTCGAGCGATGAGGAGTTCCGGCGGCGCTGGTCGGCCTGCGGCTCGGTCCAGAATGGGACCAGGTGGCAGGAGCAGCAGATGGTTGAGCAGGGACTGACCGCCTGCCATGCCTGCTGGCCGGAGTGATTGGGAAGATCGAGGTCGATAGAGGATGGGCTTAGGGCCTAGGCGGAGAGTGGCCCCTGGGGTGAGATGGGAGAGGGTTTTTTGCGTGGCCCCGACCCGGCAGCCAGCCGACCAGCTGGTCGAGCGCTCCCCCGGCAATGAGAGAATAACACCGCCAACCGGGCCGAGCCTTTAACCTTTCGGGCACGGTGACCGCAATCAGGCCCCTGGGATCTCACCACCCCGGGGGCCTGGTGCTATCCGGAGGCTCACCGAGACACAGGAAGGTACTTCCCTGACACGGAGGGCACCGCCCCGGTACCAAGCGGCCTGGGCGGCCCTTGTGGCCCAGGGAGAGGCTCCGGCGGCGTTGTTTCACGAGGACGTTTCACGGACTTGACAAGAGGGGTGCTATGATGCATCACCGCTTGACATCTCGCAGAGAGTTGCTAGATTGACACTTGACAACATCACCGGATGCTATGATGCATCACCGGCCCGAGAAGCCCGTCAGGACGGCATCACCACTTGACATCTCGCAGAGAGTTGCTATGCAGCAGGGGCTAGCATCACGACGCCCCCCCAAGGGGGCGTTGGTGATGCCCTCGGTATCTCAAGGTATATGCGGGTATATCGATGGCGGGGAGGCTCCCCTCGAGGACACCGCCCCACCGCCCGGGCCTGGTATACTGACATATATGGCCGGAACAGGCAGCTGGAGGACCAAGCCTCTCCCCCCGGATTGGAATGCCCGAAGGCAGGCCATCCTGAGGAGGGATGGTGGGCGGTGCCGATGTGGGGGGTGTCGTCACCATCCCAGCGCACCGTGCGCCAACATCGGGGCCGAAGTGGACCACCGGATACCTGCGAGCGAAGGTGGGGGGGATATGCTCAGCAACCTCCTCCTCCTATGTATCCCCTGCCACAGGACCAAGACTGGGCAAGAAGGACGAGGACACCGACCCAATAGAGGACGTGGGCCTGAGCCTCACCCTGGGAATCGTAGATTGGAGAACTGATGGCTGGAGTGAAAAAGGGCAAAGATGGCAAGGGTGCTTATTACCAGGCGGGGGCTGGTAGAAAGTATCACTTCAAGCAAGGTGACGTGCGTGCTCAAAAGAGTGCCCGGGCACGTGCCACCAAAGGCTTGAGCAGAACCAAGGCCAAATGATCGAGCGTGGACGAATAATGGGGGGGGTACCCCCTATCCCCATCTCTCCCGTAGGGCCGGTGGGGCTAGCATTTTTCGGTGAGTACGATTGGGGTCTATCGCCATGACACAGATTAAAGCGGGGGTTAAGAAGCTCCCCCAGACCGTCCGGCGGCGCAACAGCGCCCGCATCACCCAGGTCCCGGCGGCGGGCCGTCCTGGGCCTGCTCCCAAGTGGCCTTACGGAGTCCCGACCAAGGCCCGACGTGAGCGCTGGAAGAGGCTGTGGGCCATGCCCCAGGCTGTGATTTGGGAGTCGATGGATCTCATCGAGCTGGTGGCCCGGCTCGTCCTCGTGGAGGAGGAGGCCCTGGACAGGCTCACGGCCCACCATTTGGCCGAGGTGCGCCAGCTCGAGGACCGACTGCTGCTTAACCCGGTGGCCATGTTCCGTGCTCAGGTGCAGATCGTGGACGAGTCGGGGCAGATGACCGCCGAGAACATCACTGACCTGGAAGCCTATAAGGAGGCGGTGGGCGCATGAGGAAAACGACCGTCCTACTAGCGGCCCTGGTGGTGATGCTGTTGCTGCTCCCAGCTTCGGCCCACCACCGGCCCGGCCACACCAAGGGGCCGACCACTACCACCACCAGCCCCTCGACCACGACCAGCTCGACGACGACCACCTCGACCACCTCGACGAGCACGACCACTCAGCCGACGACGACCACCACGGTGCCCCCCGGGGCCTGTGACACTGCGCCCGATGGAGCGCCGAGCGGCTCACCGGTCCTGGGTCCTTCTACCTTCACCACCAGCCAGACCATCAGCAATGTCACCTTTGATGGGAGTCACTCCGACGACCTGGTGCGGGTCTACGGTGCGCATGTCATCTTCGACCATGTGACCTTCAAGGGCACCGGCACCGGCGGCTCCGGTCACTCGGTCGAGGTGAAGCGGGGAGGCTCGGTGGAGATCCGCCATTCGCTGTTCAATGGCCGCCCCACCGAGGACACCATCCAGTTCGGTGGCCCCAGCGGTGACCAGCATGCCGGGCACTCGGTGGTCAAATGCAGCACCCTGGCCAGCTTCCCCGGAGAGGACCATGCCGACTTCAAGGTGAGCCAGCCCGGGGCGGTGGTCGATTTCGTCGATAACCAGTTCACCACCGTGCCCACCGGGGGCCGGGCGGTCCAGAATGATGGCAGTGTCGGCGTGCAGAACTTCATCCGCAACACCGGCTTGGGCGATATCCTGCTCGAGCATACTGTGGCTGGGTCCTTCGTGGACAACGCCATCGGGGAGATCTACCTCTACGACGCCCGAGACTGGCTGATCGAGGGGAACACCATCAGCAAGGTGGGGCACGGTGTCTCCGATGGCTCCCGGGTGCCCACCGGCATCTACTACCGGGGTAACCCCATCGGCAACTTTGAGTTCTATGGTGGCTCGTGCTGGGCGACCTCGCCCACCTTGGCCGACTGCACAGCCGGGGCACCGCCCTGGTATCCGAGATGAAGGAGGGATTGATGGAGCGAGCTAAGCGATTTGCAATGTGGGTAGGGGTCCTCACCCTGGTGCTGGTGTTCTCCGGAGCGCTGGTGGCCTGGGCTGCCGCCTACCGCTACGGTCCCGGGACCGCCACCCTGGTCTACGACCCGGCGGGCGACTACGTGTGCCCGGCAGGCTCGGGGACGGTGCACCTCCGCTACGGGGTGAACGGGAACACCATCTGGGACAGCTATGGCACGGTGAAGTTCTATGGCAACTTCCGGGACGTAGCCGGAGGCACGCCGCACTACCACGAAAAAAACTTCACCACCTCGATCGATTTTGACCAGAACTATCGAGGCTGGGACACCGGGCACCGCTATGCGCTATCGGTGGCGGCTGACCCCACCGGGCTGTCCTACGATGCGCCGATGGAGCTGGCCGTCTACTGCCAGTGAACAGGCACGGCCCCCAGGGGCTACCGGAGCTGAACCGCACCCTGGCCCCGGCCATCCTGCGCTGGGTGTCTGAGTTCCTGCTCCAGCCCGATGGCCCCACCGCCGGGGATTCTTGGAACTACACCCAGGAACAGGCCCGGTTCGTGGCCTGGTGGTACGCCATCGACGATGGGGGCCGGTTCGTCTATCGACGTGGCACCCTGCGCAGAATGAAGGGCTGGGGCAAAGACCCCCTGCTGGCCACCATCTGCGCCATCGAGCTGTGCGGCCCCTGCCGATTCTCTCACTTTGACAATCGTGGATTCCCGGTCGCTGTGCCGCACCCGGCCCCCTGGATTCAGGTGGCAGCTGTCTCCAAAGATCAGACTCGGAACACCATGACCCTGTTCCCGGCCATGTTCTCTGCCGAGGCGGTGAGCGAGTATCGGCTCGACCTGGGCAAGGAGATCATTTACGCCCACGGAGGCCGGGGCCGCATTGAGGCAGTGACCTCCTCACCGGCGGCCCTCGAGGGTGGCCGCCCCAGCCTGGTGGTGAAAAACGAGAACCAGCACTGGGTCAAAAATAATGACGGCCACAAGATGTCTGAGGTCATCGATCGCAACCTAGCCAAGAGCCGGGATGGCTCGGCCCGGGCGGTGGCCATCACCAACGCCCACGAGCCGGGCCTGGATTCCGACGCCGAGCGGGACTGGGAGGCCTATCAGAAGATCGCCCAGGGACGCTCCCGGGCCAGCGGTGTCCTCTATGACTCGGTAGAGGCTCCGGCGGGCACCGATATGTCCGACCCCGACAGCCTGCTGGCCGGGCTGGAGGTGGCCCGGGGAGACAGCTACTGGCTCGACCTGGAGCGGCTGATGGAGGAGATCTGGGACCCCAAGACCGCCCCCGATTTGGCGAGGCGCTTCTATTTGAACCAGGTCTGGGCTGCTCAGGATGCCTGGGTGGCCAAGCCGCAGTGGGATGCCCTGGCCAACCTCGAGCGCACCGTCCAGTCCGGCGAGATGATCACCCTGGGCTTCGATGGTTCCAAGTCCGACGACCACACCGGCCTGGTTGGCTGCACCATCGATGACGACCACATCTTCCCCCTGGGAGTCTGGGACCCCGAGCGCTACGGTGGGGAGGCTCCCCGGGAGGAAATCGACGCCATGGTGCGCTCCGCCTTCGAGATGTACGACGTGGTTGGGTTCTACTCCGACCTCCATCCTTGGGAGAGCTACGTGGACACCTGGGGTGAGGACCTGGGGCACACGGTGCTGGTCAAGGCCCACACCAAGCACCCCTTCGCCTTCGACTTGAGGAGCCGCACCAAGGAGGGCACCTTCGCCATCGAGCGGTTCCATGATGCCATCGTTGAGGGGAAGCTCACTCATTCCGCCGACCCCGAGCTGACCCAGCACATCGTCAATGCTCGACGCCGCCCCAATGCCTACGGGGTGAGCATCGGCAAGGAGCACCGAGAATCGGCCAAGAAGATCGATGCGGCTGTGGCTGCTGTGCTGGCACGCCAAGCTCGATTAGACTTTTTGGCATTGCCCGAGTCTAAGCGCCGCCGGAGAACCCGCACCGGTAGCGCCGCTTTCCTGTAGGAGGGAATCATGCCGTTAAGCGGAGCTGCCGCTAAAGACCTGTTGGAAGAGATGCTGCAAATCCGGCAGGCCGATGCGCCCGGGCTGGAGACTTACCATAGCTATGTCCGGGGAGCGCAGCCTCACCCGGTGAGCCTGGAGGGGGTGCCTCCCGAGGCGGTGCGCTTCATCGACCAATCCCGAGTCAATATCGTGGATTTGGTGGTCGAGGTGATGGCTCAGTCCCTCTATGTGGACGGCTACCGGCCCAACGTGGCCGACGTGGGGGCCATCGACGAGGCGGCAGGCTGGGAGGCCTGGCAGGCTAACAAGCTCGACTCCCGGCAAGTGGCGGTGCACCGGGGAGCCTTCACCTATGGGATCTCTTATGTGCTGGTGCTCCCGGGTGAGTCGGGCATGCCGAGCATCCGGGGCTACTCTCCCCGAAAGCTGACCGTGGCCTACGGTGACGACCCCGACTGGCCCTTTGCCGCTGTCCTGGCCGAGGCCAACGGGGAGCACATGAGCTACACCCTTTATGACTCCGAGGCGGCCTATCGATTCACCACCGAGGGCGGGCTGGTAGCGGTGGAGTCCGAACCTCTCGGGGAGACCGGAGGAGTGTGCCCGGTGGTGAGATTCCTTAATGTCGAGGACCTTGACGACGAAACCTTGAGCGAGGTGGATCGGCTCATTCCCATCCAAGACCAAATCGACACCACCACCTTTGAGCTGCAGGTCGCCCAGCACTTCCAGGCATTCCTCCAGCGCTACATCATCGGCTGGACCCCCGAGTCGGTGCCCGAGCAGATGAAGGCCATGGCCAGCCGTATGTGGACCTTTGCCGATGCCGATGTCCAGGTGGGGCAGTTCCAACAAGCTCAGCTCGATGGCTATCTGCGCTCCCGGGAGGAGTCGGTGCAGTTGGGGGCCATCGTCTCGCAGACCCCACCGCACCACCTCCTGGGTGAGCTAATCAACTTGAGCGCCGAGGCCCTGGCCGCAGCCGAGTCCGGTCACCGGCGGAAGATCAACCAACGGCAGACCACCCTGGGCGAGGCCTGGGAGCAGGTGCTCGAGCTAGCCGAGCTGATGATGGGTGCCCCGGTGCCCGAGGAGTCGGCCCAAGTTCGTTGGCGGGACACCGAGGCCCGGTCTCTGGCCCAGACGGTGGACGCCCTGGGCAAGATGGCTCAGATGCTGGATATTCCGCCCGAGGCGCTCTGGGAGCGAATCCCCGGAGTGACCCAGCAGGACCTGCAGCTGTTCAAGCAGTTGGCCAGCCAGGCCGATGCCTTGACTCAGCTCACCGGAATCCTGGAGGCACAGCTGGCTCCGGCCCCGCCTAACGGCCAGCCCACTGCGCCGGTGGGTGTGCCGCCAACCTGATGGCCACCACCACCGCCGGACGGCTCCTGACCGACACCCAGCGCCGGACGCAGCTAACCCTGCGCTCAGCCGCCCTGCGGGAGGCGATGCGCCTATACCCGGCCTGGGATCTCGAGGACATCGATGGGACCTGGGAGCCGTTCATGACCGGGGTGCTCTCGGTGATGGAGAAGTATCATCAGATGTCGGCGGCCCAGGCCGGGCTGTACTACCGGACCCTTCGCACTGTCGAGGGGGTGACCGGGACCGCCGAGGTCCGGTTGGCAGCCTTCAACCGAGAGCAAGCGGTGGCCAACCTGACTCTGCTGGGGCCGATCTTCACCAAGAAGGCCATTTCCTTGGGCCGCAGTCGAGACGCCGAGCGCCAGGTGGCCCTGACTCGGTTGCTGGGGGTGGTGGCTGCCTTTGCGATGATGGGGGGCCGGGAGACCATCGTGCAGACCCAAGCAGACGACCCTGCAGCCCGGGGGCACCGCCGGTTGGTGGCGGGTACTTGCGATTTCTGTCGTGGCCTGGCCACCCAGATCGACGAGGGTGATTTCAAGGCTCACACTAACTGTGCTTGCGTTGCCGAGCCGAGTTTCACCCAACAGCCCGCCGCCCACTATGTGAACAAGATGCAGCAAGGTCGGGTGATGTCCGACAGTGGTCGGGAGGCCGCCGATGCAGCGATAGGTAATCATGCTTCTACGGGTTTTTACAACCGCCTGCCCCAGATGCGCCAGCAGACCGTGAAAACCTGGCAGGAGTACCTGGATGACTCCCAGATCTCGATTCAGGTTCCTGACGAGGAGGTGCTGGAGCAGATTCTGGGTGATGGTCGGTTCAAGTCTCAATTTGAGTCGGGCTATTCCCTGGGAATCTATGACACCAAGGCCCGAGCCAGCATGGAAAAGAGGCTCTTCGGCTACGCTGAGGACGCTGCCCCGAGCACGAGGCCTATCTACGGTTACGCCCATCAGGGGGCCGGGGCCTACGGCCCGGGCGGAGTGGACGGATATGGTAACGTGCGGGTCATCCTCAAGGACGAGGTGAAGGAGCGCACCACCGTCACCATGACCGACTCCCTGATGGCGGGAGACACGGTGGGGGCTTCGCCCATCACTGAGCTGCATTACTCCTCCTTTTCGCCTTGGGAGGTGCCGCCAGATCCCGTCCAGGCCGCACGATATGTGTATCGGAAAGGGGCCGATGCCCCGGGCTATAGCTACATCGAGGCCCAGGTCCATGGAGGGGTTCGAGCGGAAGATATCGAGCAGGTCCTGTTTTCTGAAATCGATTACCCCGATGGGCCGCTGCGCTCTGTGGCCGAGAAGCTCGACGAGTTGGGAATCCCCTGGGAGGTGGTGGAATGAGGCTTATTGCCCAGCAGGGCCAGCGCTGGCTGGTCTACGATGGAGAAGGGGAGTTAGGACCGGATGCCGAGGGGCTGCTGGTAGACGAGAAACAGGGGCGCACATGGAGAGTGGCACTGGCATCGTTCTTGGCCCGGGGGTACTGGGACCAGCCGCCGAGCCTCTCCGAGCAGGAGTTGCAGGCCCTGGTGGACCGCTACCCGGTGGAGGTTCATTCGACCATTCAGGTCAAGCAAGCGGTGCCGCAATCCTAGATTGAGCGCTCAGGTGTGCTAAAATCTGCGGTAACCGAGCGTGATGCTTAGGAGGTAGGCGAGATGCCTGAAGGTGCAGAGACTGCTGAGGCCACCCAGGTCGAGACGACCGAGGACGCCGGGACCGAGCAAGCCCCCGAGGGGAAGGCTCCCACCCAAGCAGACTTCGACAAGATGCAAGCGGCCCTGAAGAAGGCCAACGACGAGGCGGCGAGATACCGTCACGAAGCCAAGGCCAATGCCGATGCTGCCACCAAGATCGCTGAGATCGAGGAGGCTGGGAAGTCTGAGACGCAGAAGCTGACCGACCGAGCCAGCAGGAGCGAGGCCCGAGTGGCCGAGCTGGAGTTGGAATTGGCAAGGGAGCGAGTAGCCCGAAGGCACAACCTCACCGATGCCCAGGTCACCAGACTCTTGGGTAGCAATGAGGAGGAGCTGGAGGCCGACGCCCTGGTGCTCCTGGAGACATTCCAGGTGCGGCAGGAGGAGGAGCAGGAGGAGGAGGAGACGAATGGCCATCGCCAAGCGCCCACCACTCCCCGGCCCACTCTCAAGTCGGGCAAGGTCCCTTCCACCAACCTCAACGATGACAAGCTCCTGGAGGCGATTAAGCGTAAGGTGGGCGCAGCCTAAGCGCCCCGACATCTACCAGGAGTGAAACATGGCCATTACGGCCCCCACAACCCTGGCCGGATTCTCAGGGTTCCTGAGTCGCCAGCAGGCTGGCCCCATCTTTGATGAGGTACGCCGCCGGTCGATCATCCAGCAACTCGCCCAAGAGGTGCAGTTGGGACCTTCGGGCACGGCCATCCCCGTCGTCACTGGTAAGCCGGTGGCAGGCTGGGTCGCTGAGGGAGCGGTCAAGCCCGCTTCTCAAGGCACCCGGTCCCTCGTCAACATGGACCCGAAGAAGCTGGCCACCATCGTGGTCGTTTCTGCCGAGGTGGTGCGAGCCAACCCCGCCGGGTACATGGACGACATCAGGGACGACATCGCAGAGGCATTTGCCAATGCCTTCGACGCCGCAGTGATGTGGGGGACCTCAACCCCCTTCGCCGCATTCCTGCAGCAGACGACTGCCGCAGTGGAGATCGGCACCACCACCCAGGCCAACGGTGGCATCTATGGTGACTTCGTGGCGGCCTTGTCGCTGCTGGTCACCAACGACAAGAAGCTCACCGGGTACGCCCTGGGTGCCAAGCTCGAGCCGAAGATTCAGGGAGCCGTGGACACCACTGGCCGACCCATCTTCGTGGACACCAACCCCTCCGATGCCGTGTTCGACGGCACGCTGCGGGGCCGGTTGCTCGGTCGTCCTGCGTTCCTCGATGAGGCTGCCGACAGCGGCACCAATCGTGGATTTGCGGGTGACTTCACCCAGATTGCCTGGGGGGCCATCGGCGGGATCTCCTACGACGTGAGCACCGAGGCTTCGGTGACCATCAACGCCGCCTTGGTTTCGCTCTGGGAGAACAACCTGGTGGCGATTCGGGCCGAGGCCGAATATGGCATGGTCATCAACGGAGTCTCCAACTTCGTCGAGTTCACCGACGCCACCTGATCAATCCGGGTAGCTGGGGGCGGTGGATGGCCACTGCCCCTGGTCCCACGACCGAGGAGCAATAATGAAGCCAGGCCAGGTAAAATACAAGCACCCCGATTTCGGCACGACCGTTTACGGGACCGAGGAGCAGAGGGATGCCGTGCTCGGCAAGTCCTTCACCCCGGTAGCCGTGGCGGAATCCACCGAGTCGGTGTTCCCCGAGGAGGAGGGCAAGGTATACAGCCAGGTGTCCGGGAAGCTGGTCACCCAGGCTGAGGCCGATGCCGAGGCCGAGGCGACAGCCGAGGCTCGAGAGGCGCAGACCAAGCTCAACCAGGACGCCCTGGACGCTCAGGCTGCGCCCAAGTCCAAGTCGGCAGCCAAGAAGAGCTGATGCCTCTTTGCACCCAGGCCGATATCGAGGCCCTGCGGCAGATCGATGTCACCAACGAGCCGGACCCGACCATAACGGCCCTAATCCGGCATGCGGAGGGAATCATCGAGGGCCTTACCGGTCGGCAATTCGTGCCGGTCGTGGACCTGGAGGTGCTGGTATCAGATGTGGGTGAGGTCGATGGAGTGGTGCGACTGCCCCACTACCCCATCACCGATCTGGCCATGGAGGGGTTCGACGGGAATCCCCTGGTCGAGAATGAGCAATATGCCTGGGACAGCTTCGGGCTGGTGCACCACCTGGGGAGCGGCACCGGCATCACCACCTGGGACTGGCAATACAACGTCGGCCCCTTCGGCAGCCCTTGGCTCCCGGGCACCCTAATCACCTACACCGGCGGAGCCGAGAACCCAGACGAGGTGCCCCAGGACCTCCGCACCCTTTGCGCCCAGATCGCTGCGAGCCTCTACGACACCGGGGCGGCAGGGAGTCCAGGCATCCAGTCCGAGAGTTTGGGAGGCTGGTCGGTTTCCTATTCACCAGGAGCTGACGAGCTGAGCAAGACCCAGATGGCGGTCATTCGCCGCTACATGCACAAAACGCCAATCGTGGCTTACTAGGAGGATGACCGATGGCCATTGCTTATAGCACCCCAATCCGAAATGCCAGGCTCCAGGTGGTGGCTGACGCCATCAATGCCGGGGCCGGGGCGGGGAAGCTCCGCATCTACAACGGCACCCGGCCCGCCACCGGCGGCACTGCCACCACTCTTCTGGGTGAACTCACTCTCAATGACCCGGCCACCGACCCTGCGACGGTGACCGGTGGGGTGCTCACCTTGGATGTGTCGCCCACCGTTCAGGATGCCTCCGCTGACGCCAGCGGCACGGCCACCTGGGCGAGGCTGGTTGATTCGACCAATGCCTTCGTGGCCGACCTCGACGTGGGAGGCACCGGGTCCGGGGCAGATATTGAGCTGTCATCGACCACCATCGTGGCGGGCGGGACTATCACGGTGACTTCCGGCACCATCACCGCCGGGAACGCTTAACCCCCGGGGGGCCTGAATGGCCTTCCCGTCCATTCCGACTGTAGCGGGCAGTCGGATACTATTCACCCTTAACACGGCTGGGGGAGCGACCAAGACCTTCCCCAACTTGTCATCCCTGACCAAAAACGCCGGGGATCGACTAATCGCCATCATCGTCATGTATGATGGCAACTCGACCAACGCTGAGTTCTCAGGGTGGGGTGGTGGATTCACCGAGCGAGCGGACCGGTCCGGGACAACCACCATGGCCATCGGGGTGGCCGAGAAGATCTCAACCGGTTCCGAGACCGGCACCTTTACGGTCACCACTGCGGACACTTCGACCAACGACTCCATCCTGATCT